TCAGGTCATGCTTGAAGAAATTCATGTCTACACACTCATCGTGACACTGGGCATAGATTTGTTGTGAGGCCAATGCGGTCACAATCAGGCGTTTTTTTCTTTCGAGATCGTTCATTTCGTTTAATTAGGTGGCGAATATACAACACGAGAGAAGTTAATGCAAGAATTTTAACATTAATTTGCGCTAAACATAAAGCTGACATCGCTCATGATCATATCGTCCACGTCTTCCATGGAAAGACCCACGATAAAGTCATCCCCGCCCGAACTTACCATGCAAAGATTCTTGAAGTTCTGGTACGGTCGAATATTGTCTATCCTGTAGAATATTGCAGGCTCACACTCAAACCTGTCCGGAGTTGCTCCAACCAGATCTGCGATCCTCTTCTCATCGGTGTCAGCCACCACGGGGAGTATGATTCTCAGCATATTAGTCCAAATTTACTCGTCTGTAACCAAGCGCCCAAAGGAAGTCTGAGATTTTTATCCCATATTCTTCAACATACGATTCATCCCAATGCTTGAATTCATGGTGAAGATATTCGTGGATAATAACCTCAAGATGTTCCTTTGCCGGGAGTCGTGGATCAATTTCTATCAATCCATCTTCATGGTAAAGGCCACGAGCCTTTTCCCTTCCCAACTTCCGATATTTGATCCTCGGGTTCTCCATATTGCAAAATACAGAAAAATTTTGACACGCTTTGTAACAAAAACACGCACAAAAATGTTACAAGAGTTATTTTATTTTACCCTCTACAATTCGGTAGTTTGTAACCTCAAACTCCTCATTATCAAACACTTTGACGTGTGCAAAACCGTGGGTAAACTTGTTGATTGGCATATAATCCGGGTGTAGTTCGCAAAGACAAGCTACCGACCAGCAGGTTGTAACCCGACCATTGATATTTGGCTCGGTATGCTCCGATGTCTGGTGGTGGTGTCCGCAGATTGCGTTGTCCTTTGCTCTGAGGTAAAGACCACGGGCGATGTTTACCGGGCTGAACATACTTGATCCAAACTCGTGGCCGTGAAGTGCTACCAGCTTGCCCATTTTAACAAGCTGCTTGTCTGGGATGAAGGTAATTTTCAGTTTTTCCAAATGCAGGATGGATTGTAGGGAAAACTCTTCAATTCCAACAAGATCCGAGGCGTTATTTATGAGGTAGTGGTCCCATCGGATGTCGTGGTTTCCTGCTTTGAAGTATATTGCTTGTGTAGGGAACAGTCGTCGCAGGGTGTAGAGGAAATCTCTCGCCATGTAGACCTCAGCCGCGAGGTCCCTCTTGCGAGGATCTTTTTGAAAACGGCTAATGGCATAGAAATCAACGAGGTCCCCGTTGATGTAGATGGTGTTGACTTCGTTTTCGAGTCCGTACTTGAGCGCCGCTGTGAGCGCAGGAATGTTGTGGTATGGTACGTGAATGTCGGTAAGAAAAAGGATATCATTGTGATTAATTGGAAATTTATACGGGCTGTATTTATTTTCCCTTGAGTCTGGAAGACCTAGGGGATTACTTTCGGGCATCAGCTCATTAATGATATCCTCGAACGCATTTACTATTGTCTGTGGTTTGATCCGGGCTTTCTTTGCCGGTTCTTTGTGTGAATTCTTTTTTTTCCAAGCCAGAAAACCTCGTTTAAAAGATTCAAGAGCGGCTCCGGTCTCAATACCGTTCCACTCCTCTTCAATCTTCTTGTTTTGGCTTAGATCTCGCGAGTCCTTTAAGATGTTGCGATAGCTTTGTACGTTATTTCTCATTTGGTTGATATGTTGCAAATATAATCACCATCACCGGAAAAAAACCGCCCCTAATCAGGAGCGGTTCACACAAACGAAATGAATAAAACAAACTGAACTTGCGCTATGAAACGCAACTCAGCAAATGTATCCACAAACCTTTTTAGGTGGTTCATTTTCTTTTGATTACGATGACTTTTTGCTTTTTATTTCCAGCCGGTTGCTTCTTCCATATCATGTATTTTATGGGAAGAATTGTGGCAACTGTTAGAAAACATCCTATTGCACTTGCGTAGTTATGTTGCACAATAGAAAGTGCAAAAGCAATAACAAATGCAACAAGGAATGAAGTAAGCGTAATGTTGGGAAGCTCCAACATATAGCGAATAAATGATTTTTTTAGTTCCAAAATATAAATTGTGTTTGGGTTTTGCCTCCGTACTGCATCATCAATAAAGTTACGGGGACACAAATATAAACATATCTTTCAGTAGATTCTTCGCTCCAAGCAAACCTTTCGTAGGTAACAGCTTCGATGATTTTCATTTATCTTTGCTGAAATTGATAGCCATGAGAAACAAACTTGCCGGTCGCTCTTTGGGTAAGTCCAGGTCTGCTAAATATTACGCAAGCAAACCAGAAGCCAAAGAAAAAAAAGCTGAGTACGATAAAAAGTACCATTCTACCGAGGAAAGAAAGAGCTATCGAGCATCCCTTAACCGCGCCAACCGCAAGGCCGGAACCTACGGTAATGGCGACGGAAAGGATATGTCTCACACTAAATCTGGTAAGATGGTTAAGGAAAAACAGTCGTCTAATCGGGCTAGGAATGGGCATAATGGTAAGTCTTCTAAGAAATAAGTCCGTAGTTTAACTTGTCGTATTGATCAAGCTCGATCGGCTTTCCTTCGAATTTCCCACGGTAGGTACAGTCAACAACCTCACACTCTCCGTTGCTGTCCCAGGCCAAAGCCATTGCGCGAATGTGTTTTTTTACGGCTTCAGTAGTGTTGAGTATCTCTGAGGTCTGTAAGATCTCATTGTTCTCTCCAATTGTTCTTACGCGGTAGGCGTTGATCTTTTTACCATCAACCGTCCGTCTTGCGTCTTTAATTTCAATTCTGCCCATTTTCTATTTTATTTAGTTCATTAAAGTGACCACTGATCCAAAGGTACATATCATTCCCAGTAAGCTCGTACAATCGCGTGTTGATTAACCGCATTATCTTCTGATCTCGGTTGTATTTACCCATGGGTTTATATACACCCATCTTAGGGTATTCCATGTCGTCAGCGAGGAGCTTATGCCTCAAATTCCGCAGGTGCTGCAACTCGGTTAGAGTCGGCGGCGTAGGTGGCAAGTATATCGGGATTCCGTTCATCGAAAAATTCTAATAAAAGTTCTTGTTGTTCTGGTTCTAAGTCAGCTATGAATTGACGTATCTTATTTCTGCGGACCGTGTTAAACGCATAGTCTCCTTTCATTACCTTCATGGCATGACAGACTGTAGCGTGATCCTTGTTGATTGTTCTGGCTACTTCGGCAAGGGTCTTGGTCGAACAAACCTTTACGGCTGTCATGTACATCTGTCTTGCCAGCACAACCTCCATAACCCTATTGCTGCTTTTGATGTCAGACGGAGACACCCTAAAGTGCTTGCTAATCTTTGACATCAAATCGTTGTCCTGTGGGTTCTCTATTTTGTGAAGGTACTCATATATAATTGTGAACTCAGCCCTTCTTGCCGGAGCCACCATTTTTACTAGGTCTTTGTATGTATATCTCATGTTCGTTTGTTTAAAAGCCGTGGCGAGTTCGCTTGCATTAATCCCCCGCCACGGCATTGGTTAAAATTAGAATGGTAATCCGTCGTCGTCCGGATCCTCAACCACCTGGGGGGCGTGTGAATCTAGTTTTTTTACGGCTCCCACCAATTTAACTTGTGGTAGGAAGATGTCGTTGAGGTGCTTCTCAAAGAACTCTTGGCGCTCTGAGTCATCCCACACAACCTGCCCCTTTACTTTGATCTGTTTCATTTCAGGCATATTGCCTGGGTTGTCCTTGGTCCAACCCCACTTAACATCCTCCTGGCCATGGCGGAGATACAACATTGTACGGGTCTTTCCATCAATTTCCTTTGACCACGGAGTAAGAGTAATCTCCTTACCGGCATCGATGTTAGGCATTGACAAAAAGAATCCAGACGAGTAACGTGAACTCCACGGCATTTGGATTTGGTACTCGTTGTCCCCATCCTTCAGAACAACACAGAGCTGGTCGCCGTAGCCCTGTTCAGACACGCGCTTGAAAACGTCTGTGATGTAACCCGAAAGAGACGCGTAACGCTCCTCGAACCAAACCTTGGTTCCGTCTTTACTGTTACACTTAATTGAGCCGGCTGTGCCTTCTGCGACACGCTTGGCAATCTTACCGCCAGATATACTGAGGTAAGTACGGTTTGATGAACCACCTTGATTTAATCCCATAGATTTTTTGATTAATTAATTGGTTATATCTGCAAATGTAGCATATGTGTTTCTTTTGTGCAAGAAAAAAATTGTTAATTTATTCCCAAGCCTCTTTATACCCGTTCGGGTGTTGAATATCCTCATTCCATTCCTTGGCCTCCTTAGAGTCGGTCCAGTTCCTGTTTGGGCGGATGACTGATGGCTTTGGTTCCTCGATTGTCGCTTGTACATACTTGCCGTCAATCGCCTGTTGCAGGTAGTCTACTCCATCGAACGTAAACCTGCGAGTGTTCCTCTGTAGCTGGAACTCAAAGGAGCCTTTTATACCCACGATCTTCTGCCGGCGTATCTTCTTACTGTGAAACTCACAGATAGGGCTTTCTGGGGCCGTCTGAGCGAACGGACGGTGGTATATGAGGATGTTATCGGCCTTGTTATTCCACATCGCACCATCGGCAAGGTCAAATACCTCCGGACATGGGTAGTTGCCGTCATCCCCTTTCCTCATCTTGTGCGGGTGAACCACGATGTCGAAGTACACGTTGTTCTTTCGGGCAAACCTTGTACAATCGGACAGGAATGTCTCCAGGTACTTATCGCTTCGTCCTCCTCCCTTCGTGTAATCATTTGCCATCTGGTTGAATGGGTCGATGACAACTCGTTCTACTCCGTGCTTGACGATGAGGGTAAGGAATACCTCCTTAACGTATTCGGGAGTAGGGCTTACACTCTTGGGATAGACCATGAAGATATGTTCGCCAATCATCTTGTACACCTTCATGTACAGTTCGTATGGAGGGCGGTTAGGATTGTTTGGAGTACAGTCCTTCCCAAAATAGATCTCCACAAGGTCATGGTAGAACTGCTCTGCCGGTAATTCTTCTGGCGTGAAAATGGCTACTTTTTCTCCAAATTTCACGATACGGAACACCATCTCCCACTTCATGAACGAGGACTTACCATAGTTTCCAATTCCGGAAACAATTGTTAAATCACCCTTGACGCGTTTGAAGTGTTTGTCGAGTTGTGGAACCCCAAGTGGTTGAGCGGACCTGTATCCGTGGAGGTAAATGTCGGACGCCTGTTCAATAACTTCCTCCGCATAAATCACGTCATTCGCCGCAATATTCTCCGCATCTTCTGCGGTGATTACGATGTCAACCTCCAGTCGGTTACCTTTACTAACCAACTGATCCTTGGTAAACTCAGCGGTATTCCACTGATTCATGTTGGCCCTGTACGCGCTACGAATAGCCTGTCTGCACTCGCGTTGGCTGAAACTAGCATCAGGCACAACGTAGGTCATCATCATGTTGTAGCAGGTCTCCTCAAGCATCCCGAACCGGCAGCAGCTTGCAGCCAACTTAAATACAAAGTGATTCCTTTCCCCCTCGCGGAACGCATCCCCTTTAGATGTCATCCAAGTCAACAGGTTTTGGAATATCTTGTCGTCGTCGCTGATCGTCTCCGTAGTTGTACTTTGGGGCAACCTGCGGTCAGCCTTCTTTACCGGCAACTTGGAGTAGACTTCTGCATTCGGGTTGTAGTAAAGTTCAGGGTCATAAGACTCAAAGCACAGGCGAGAAACATTCCGTCCAGTCTTGTCGATATCTGGGAAATCATTCAACAAGCAATCAAAATGCTCTTTATGTTTGGTTTTCCACTCAATTTGTACTAAAGCCTTTAATCCCTTGCCAGAAGGTGACACCCAAACAGCCGTAATGTAACTTATAAGTGACAATTCATTTCTCTTTTGGGCAATATTTGTCACATTATCGAAATCAAGCACGATGTATCCGGAGTGTTCGAGCAGTTCAGAGTCCTTTCTTTTGGAAAAGGTCCCGCTAAAACAAACGGCAGGAAGTTTCTTTTTTAACTCGTCCGCCTCTTTTTTGGTCTTGGCTTCCCTCGCCTGCTGGACAAGAACCTTTGATTTTCCAGTCCGAATTCGTTCAAGTGCGCCCAACACAGTAATTGTGTGTCCTTGCAGGTCGTTGAAGTCTTTGTAGATTGATACCTTACCATGTGTTATTGTCATCTTGAATAGGTGTTTGTTTTATTGTTTTGTTTTGTGTCTCGTCTTCCCATCTTCTATCTCGAAGATATCTTACCGGGTCCTTCCAGTACTTTCGATCGCGACCCGATTTGTGGTTACCCACGCCTTCTACTGCAAGTATGCGATCCTCATCAGATAGTTTGTTCCATACAGCAAGTGTTTGCTTCTTGTCAACTTTCTTATCGTAAGCAAGCCAGAAATCCTCAAATGCGTATTTGTATGTTATTGTTTCTTTGTAGATGTTTGTTTCTTTATATATATCGATGTTTTCCGACTGACGGAAATCCCCGACGTCGGGAAATCCCGATATCGGGAAATCCATATCTTGGGAAAGTTGAGGTGAATCATACACAATATGGTTCCAACCCACCATTCTGTTTGTGGCTGGATCTATTTGACGGCAGCTTAAAACATACCCCTTCTGTTGCAGGGACTTGAACACCCTATCTACTGCGTTTTTTCCATCTGGCATTTGATCGTAAAGATTTTTTTTGTACAGAACCCAATTCTCCGGAAGCGAAAGAAGGAAGCATAGCATACCCTTCTCTTCCATTGTCAAGTCCTTAGATTGCGCGATTTCGTTGGGGATAATAGCAAAGTCGTGCTTGCGCTTCCCCTTAACAATTTGTCCTGTGTTCATAATAAAAAAAAACTCGCAAGAACCACTTTGCGAGCTTTTGAATTGGTAAGTAATTATACCTATCCAACCCTCGTTTACTGTGGTTCGTAGCAAACGAGGAGTGAAATATTTCGACAAACATAAAACAACCACGCGAGGTTGTCAAGGATTTTCTTGATTATTTTTTATATGCCATGTCTCACACTCCCAGCACATATACACTTTCTGATCATGGTCACAGTGGTCCTGAGCCTCCTTTCGAGTCTTGTAACATCTTTTGCCACAGCCATATATGGAGTTCTTGATCATGAACGTAAGGCAGAATAAAACCAATAAGATTGAAACGATAAACATAGCGCAAATTTACACTGTTTAATCTTATTTCCAAGCAAGAACTTGACACAGTGTTATTTTTCTGTATATTTGCAGTATGAGTAATTTATTTCCACCCGACCACCGGGTATTTGTTGAGATAGAAAACAAAACCGACAAGCAGATTGATGCGGTTATAACCAAGGTTGGTAACTTTTGCCCATTTGAAGTGGGTCAGCGTGTTTGTATTGTTGGGAAGGTAGATAAGGTTGAACTGCAAGATGTAACGGAGTATTCTGTGCATGAGCGATATATTGTAATGGTGTATGAATAACCAACAAAACTGGAGCAGAGCTATTCTTCTTCTCAATACAATGATTGATGAGAAGATCGAGATATACGAGGTCATGAGGATTTTTACCCCAATGGCCACCAAGTCTCGCCGGAAACTTCTGTATTGCGACCCAGCAATCACATCAGAGGATCTGGATCAAGTTGAAAAGGCTATACGTAGATATAGGGAGACTCTTGATGAGATCTCTAAAACAAAGGTGGAGACGCGCATTAAGCGTTCTTCATTCTTCAAAACACTGCAAGAGCATTATGATCAGAACAAAGACAAAAAATAACTACCTCAAAATCATAGAGGTATACGAATACTACATCCGCCGGGAAAACGTCGATCCGGTGAAGGTTGAGGGATTGATGTCCGACTGGGATGCTGTTATGGTTTTTGGTAGCTACTCCTCCCTTCGAAGATGCGTGAATAAACTCAAGAATAAGATTCCGATTGGAAAGAAGAACTTTGACAAACAGAAACAGGTGCTTGAAATTTACGAACAAAAATTAGCAAACAAATGAATCTATCTGGAATAGACTTAGAGCAGATAAAGCTCATCAACGGAGAATGCATTATTGAGCTTCATTCTTTGACTGAAGACGAAATTAACTTTAATGGGGGTAAGCTGAAGATTGTAAACAAAATCAAAAATTACATTTCTGAAGTAGATGATGATGAAATGATTGGTATTGTAAAGGCATTGAAGAAATCGGCATACAAGGACAAGCAACTCTTAAAGGAGTACGAGATAATGGCTGGAGAGGCAAACAGAGAGGCTGATCCAGATAAAGAAGATATTCAAGGCAAACAAGCGGTAAGACGCGGTAAAATTGTTAGAATAGCCGTAAAAGACTTGGCTTATCAAGGCTGGGATTACGATTGCGAATTTGACGCGGTAGAAGGTGATGATGTTTGGTTCGATGCTACGTTTACACGCGAAATGATTACGGAAGGAGAAGGAGGATGTATAATTGATGGTAAGGTATATTTGACCATATCGAAAAAATCAATCTATGCTGCCAAGCGTGGTGATGAAATATTCAGTCTAAATGGATACATCATCGGTAAAATGCTTGGTAATGAACGCAAGTTTGGATCTATTCACATTCCAGATAACGACGTATGTAGAGTAGAAGTAGTAGTTCCAAATGCGAGAATACCTAGATATGCAAGTCCAGACGTGTGGACTAATACAGATGTTAAAAAGGGAGATGTGGTTTGTGTAAGAAACGTGTTTGCCACCAAACTAGACCCTACGCTCGCTAAAACAACTGAGTATGTCCGTTTCCAACCACGAGTTATAATGGCTTACGAAAGATGATAAAACTAGACTTTAGTAAAATATCCTACAACATTGAAGGCATCCCGGATGACGAGGCGGTAGCATACCGTTTCTCGGACCTGGCCAGTCAAGCCCATATTCTCGATAGGTCTGACGACCTTCCTGAAGGGGTTAGCGCCGACAAGGTTGTTCGATATCTCATATATATGTTCGCTCCAGGTACACCCGTTAAGGATGCGTATCCGGACATCAACCAGCGCAAACGATACACTCTGAACAAACTGAACATCATGGTTGATGACACGGATCCAGACAATGGGTACGCCCAGCTCTGCATGATGAATGTGGACTGGGCGGTGGAGCGTTACATCACCTTCACGCGCCTACAATGCTCTGAGGACTATTCAATTATGTGTACTGCCGATATCCGAATAGCCGCCTTGCAGAGAGCGTTGTTGACACAACCTGTCGACAGATCTAATGATGACAAGAACTTCCAAGCTGGACTTGAGAGTTGGAGGCAGACCCTTGTAGATGCCCGCAGCAGAATAATGAACGACGAGGTTAGCATCACACTACAGAAAGCAATTACCTTCTCTGTACGTGCTGAGAACCTTGGCATACAGCCAGAACACTATTCGCGAGTGTGGCGTGAGAAGAAAGAAATATTCCCGGAGGTAATACCATGAAGTACGAATACTTAGAAGAGGATGAGTTCGTTTCCTTTCACGAGGATGACGATGAGTTGGATACGATTCGTATTCCGCTTCCTCGACTTGAGAAATGGTACTCTCACCATTTGAAGCGAGAGGTTACAAGGGAAGAGGCTCTTACATATGTGGATGGGTATGGCCTTGCTCCAAAAGACCAAAAATTACAATACCAAGAGATTCCAGAGAAGATAAAGTTGATTTACGAGGTCGTGTTCAATAAAAAACACGCAACCAATAAGTCTAAGTACAAGGAGGTAGGAGACGTCCGCCTTGAGGACATTTACGAGGAGGTCGAGTCCAATCAGAAGTATTACGCTATGGAGATTGAGTGGATCAAGCTCCAAATCAAACGCAGGTACGTAGGCTATTGGTGTTTCATTAAAGGCAAACCAGTATACTTGAATGGCGCCAACTACTTCTTCCTAAACTTCTGGACGGTAAAAAACTTTGGCAAGAACAACAACCGCCCTGACTATCGTGATTACCAGCGCAAGATGTTCCATCTATTCATGTATGCTTACACGACAGAGGATGCGTTCTACAAGCACAAGGTTATATACCGGGAAGATGGCGTGGTGAAAACAAAGTACTCAAACCAAGACGTGAAGAACGTGGTGGAGGATATGAATGAGATGGGTGTTGAGTATTTCATGGAACCTAACGTAAACATGACTGTTGGAAGGGGCAAGAGGACTGTGCATGGAATAAACTTTGTTTCTGGACGCCGTATCGCTAAAACAGCTATCGCTTGTTGCTTCTGCACGTGGGGGACACTCAATATGCCCGACCAAACCTTTATCATCCAGGCGATGAACGAGGACCAGGCAGTCAATAAGATATTTATCAAACAAATTCAAACACCTGTAAGCAAACTTCCTTTCTTCTTCCGGCCCTATTACAGGGGTAGGATAGAAGCAAAGGAGGGCTTGCGTTTCCAGTATGAAGGAGCAATAGCGTCAGCGGCAAGGGCCGGAATCGTCCCCGAACAAATGGAGTGCTTCATCACGCCGTTGCCTTCGACGGAGAAAGCGGCGGACGGTGAGGCTGAAATCGCATTTGTCTATCGTGACGAGCCGGCAAAGAAGACGGACGCGAAGGCGGCTGACCAAAACATCCCGACGTGGTGGTACAACACAATGAAACCAGCTATCGAGCGCGGGGAAAATATCCGAGGATTCTGTATCATGCCATCTACCGTAGGTGATATGGATACAGGGGGTGGAGCGCAGTTCTTTGACATTGCTAACGACTCGCACTTCTCTGATCGCAACGAGAATGGAACCACGCCGTCTGGACTCATCAACTTCTTCCTTCCCGGTTACTACGCGGTAGAGGGATACATTGACGAGTACGGCGCAAGCATTATTGACGACCCTAAGGAACCGGTTATGTCCAACGAGGGTAAGTGGATTACCAAGGGGGCCAAGTCATACCTGCTGAACCAGGCAGACTACTTCGAGCGCAAGCGTGAATGGCAAAAGCTGATTAAGTTGCAGCAGAACTTCCCAATGAGCTGGAAGCAAGCATTCGCTGTAATCCCCAAGGATATGGGTATGCCTATCGAGAAGATGCGTGATCGTATCTCAGAACTCAAGTTCTCACGAACACCAATCAGCACCAAGATAAACTTCAAGTGGGCTGGTGATAAGTTTGGAGGGGATGTATATGTGGACAACGATCCCAAGGGTAGTTGGACCATGACCTACCTTCCGCCACAAGAACAAAGAAACAGGCGAACGATTGTAACCGCTGAAGAGGGATACATATCTCCAAAAGAAAGAGGGCCAATTTACGCCCCCGACCCATCGGTGATGAACAAGTATTTCCTATGCTGTGACCCGGTAAAATTCCACAAACGAAACACGGTGGGTAAAAAGAAATCTAACGCGGCGGCAGCGGTTTTCTACAAACGAGATAGCCAAGTCGATTCAGACACAAAGCCAAGAAGTGAGTGGGTTAGTAATGATTGGATCTTAATTTACAACAGACAGACAGAGGATAAGGCTGAGTACCACGAAGAGTGGTTGAAGGCCGCTGTATTCCTTGGTGCTTATGTGTACCCTGAGTGGCCAGACGGAGAAGCTCTTGTGGAATACTTTAGAGATAATGGATTTGACGGATACCTTTTGAAGGATATGGGATCGGACGGCAAGCAAGATGCAAGACCTGGGGTATGGGCTGGTGAAGCTGAGAAAAACGAAATGGCCGGAGACATCATGACGTTTTTTAACAACAATGTTAAGTACGTGAAAATGTGGGAGATAGTAGAGGAGTGGAGTCAAATGAGGGGTCTCGATGACTTGACAAACCATGACTTGTGTGCCGCAACCGGTTGGTGCATGAGGGCCATAAAGAGCAGGATGCCAGATCTTTACAAGGAGGTTTATCAACCAATAGAGATCAAAGGTGGCTTTGCAATGTTTGATGTAGAGTGATTGTTTTCAACTATTTAATAAAAATTTTACTACATTTGTGCTGGTAAACTAAATTTGTAAGATATGATATTGCCACAAATACTTGGCAGTATGTTGTTTCCAAACGACAACATACCTGAGGTTGACAAGTTAAAGCCTGAGTTTGGGCTGCGTTGCGCGAGAGCATTATATACTCGTTTTTGCGCTGGTGGTACATACTTTACATATAGCCAAGTTCCTGAAATGCAGGAAACTAGAAATTATGGAGCTGGTAATCAGTCTCAGGAAAAATACAAAAACTGGTTCACCAATGGATCACCTATTGGCACAAGGGGAGTGGTCCAGGGAGATCCTACCGCTAACACAAGGGGGATGAGCAAGGCTCAAAGAAAGGCTATGGCTAATGTTAGCTATGACATTTTCTCTCCCATGCGAAAACTATCGAATGTTCTTCTATCAATTCTTGCAGATAACGATTATAAACTTGACTGTGTTTCTCTTGATAAAAATATCATCAATAAAAAGAAGCGCAGCAAGTATGATATCTATGCTAAAGCAAATTATACGAATCCTTTATTAAAGGAGCTTGGGCTTACTGAGTTTAAATTGCCATTTGTCCCCAAGGACGAGACGATGCTAGAGATGGCAGATCGCCTTGGTTTCTTTAAGACTAAGTATGAGGTCGCGCTAGAAAAACTCGCCGAGGCGGGATTCCGTTCTTCGAATTGGGGGGGTCAACGCATGGAGTTTAATCGTGATGCTATTGACTTCCACTTCCGTGCTGCCAAGATTTACAACGATCCCATCACTGGGCAGGTTAAGTTTAATTACATCGACCCAGCCCGCATGGTTATGTTATGGAACGAGGATAACCAAGATGAGCCAGTGGCAATTGGTCACATTGAAGCAGAAACAGTTCAGTCTATTTATGATAAACTAATAGACGCAGGCTTTACAGAGGCTCAGATTCAAGCAATGGCCAAGTCTTACGTTCCCTATCAAACAAGCGTATCAACGATTCCACAATGGGCTTTTGAACGTAAAGACTCAACCACTAACCGTTGGGTTTGGATGGACTTTAAGGTTTACGTGTTAAAGTTTGAATACTTGTCTACAGACTATAAGCAGTATGTAGAGCGCGTAAACAAGCAGGGATACGGTAACTATATCCGAAACAATAAGCCGGTAGACGAGAAGAAAAAGAATCCAAACGACACCTATGACGAGGTCTCTTGTAACTACTGGTACGAGGGTTCTTACATTATTTCTGGTACAGGTCAAGATAAGGTTTACGAATGGAAAAAGAAACCAAACCAAATGCAAAAGGGTTTGTCTCCGATGAGTTCGTATGTTATTCACCGTATCAACGGTCAGTCCCCCACACGCAGCGTGAAGGGTTTGCTTGATGATTTGATGTTTGCTGTATTGAAGTTACGCGCAGCTGTTTGGGCAGCTGCTCCAAAGGGATATAGAATTGATGTCGGAGAGGCCGCTAACATCAAGATTGGAGGTGTAGAGTACGACTTGTTCGACCTCATGCACATCCACCGCCAGAACGGTATTCAGATTGTCGCAACTAAGTTTAACGCGGCGACAGGTAAGTACGTGTCTCAGCCATTATCAGAAATGGATAACGGTCTTGGCCCACAAGGTCAGGAATGGCTTGCTCAGATTGCAAATCTACAAATGATGATTAAGGACTTGATGGGTATCCCGGACGCGATGGCCGCTAGTCCAGATCAATCAGCCGAGCGTTTGGTGGGAGTAATGGAAGCTGACTATGTTGCTGGTAACCACGCCAACTGGCCACTTCGTGAGTCTGAACGCCAATTCAAACAGAAACTTGGTGAGAGAATTATTCACCAGGCCCGCATAGATATTGAGTACGACCCGAAGATTCGCGATTTTTACGAAAGTATAATAGGCAAGAACATGGTTACCGCATTGGATGACATAGAGGGTCTATCACTAGATCAGCTTGCTATAACTTGCAAAGTTTTGCCAAATGAAAAGGAGAAGGGGGCAATACTTCAACGCGCCATGCAGATGTCACAGATGCCAACCAAAGATGGTGCTGTTCTGTTAAGTCCTTCAAGCGTAGAGCGAGTGGCTCAATTGCTGAAAAACGGAGACGTAGATGAGGCGCTGTGGTTCATGGCAACAGAAGAGACAGAAGCCCGTCAGCGCGAGGAGCAACACGCTCAGATGATGATGCAGCAGACAATTCAGGGTCAGCAGCAATCAGCCATGATGACCGAACAAGCCAAGCGCGAAACCGCAATGCAGCTTGCCCAGATCGAAATCATGAAGCAGCGCGAGATGGCTAATATGGAACTGATGAAGGAACAACAGCTTGCTAAAATTAAGGCTGACTCAAACTACCAAGTTCAACTCCTCAAGGGTCAACAAGCGTTGCAGGAGATACAACTGGAAGCACAACTGGAATCACAATTAGGAAACGAAATCACAGGTAGAGTATAAAACATATGGAAACGAACGAATTAGAAAATCAAAACGAACAAGTGAACGATCAAGCAAACGATCAAGTAGCCGAACAAGTAAACGAACAAGTGAACGAAGAAGTTAGCCCGGTAAATTCTCCGTGGTTTTCTGCTTATGGTTATGAAAGCGAGGATTCATTTAAAAGTGAGTTTGAGCAATTGAAATCATATAAGGAATTAGCCTCTGAGCTTGAGGAGAGAAAAAAAGACATTGAAGAAGGCATTGCTATTCTTCAAGAGGCTGATGATCCTTTTGGTGGAAATGAAGAAGCTCGCAATCTCGTTGCGTTTGGCAAGAAGGGATTGAGTGCTTCAGTTGCAAATCAAATCATTTCTTCTAATGAAGAAAGTTTAATGCAAGACCCTCTCAAAGCCCTAGTGCTTGCAGAGGCTGTTAAGAACCCAGATAAATTCAAGCGTCTTGGCCAATCGACTATCGAGGAAGCCATTCGCGAAAAATACAACTTAGGTGAAGGCGAGTATTACGCTACAGCTCTTTTAAAGTCTGATGCAATCGACGCAATAGAAATGATTGAAAAGACTAAAAAAGATGTTGAAACCGTTAAAAATCCCTTTACCTTTGCAAAAGAGCTAAAGAGCCAAAATCAAAGACAGATTGCGGAAAGACAAACTATAGCACTTGCCGAGGCAGAGTCCTACGCCAAGCAGCTAAAGGAGGTCCCCTACAAATTCGGCGATTCGGAAGTTTCGTTAAAAGTTTCAAACGAAGAGGTCGATTCGATTTTGAAGTCGCAGTATGCAGGTTATTTAGGTCAAGCCTTTGATACTACTACAAAGGAAGGGAAGCAAGCGGTGCGTGAGTGGCTATCGAACCAAATCCTCATTCATAAGGTTCAGTCTGGGGATCTAGGAGTTCAAATAGCTAAGTCACTGATCGCAGAAACCGAAAAAAGGGTGGTAAAAGAAGTCTACAACGGTCAGCCTAAAACGCCGAACCGTGTAGGCAAAACGGCTGTTGATCAAAAAGGTCTAACCGCTGCTCAAAGAGATCTCATGGAGCGCGGAATTCCTTTGCCATCACAGACGATAAAGTAATATTAACTATTAAAAAAATTTAATAAAATGGCATTTGTACAGAGTCCCACCATTAACCCGTTATCGATATCGAACGCGAATAATGGTGGCATGACATTCGGTGGCATCCAGAATAACTGGGATGCTATCATGGAAGACTTCGATGCAGTAGCATATCTTCCCTTTGGTGATGAGTATTTCGATGCGATGAACCAAATCATGAACGCAGTAGGTAACCGCGAAATCGCGAAGAACCCTCGTGTTCGTTGGTTTGAATTGACTCGTATGGAGGCTCCAATTACCGTAACTGGTGTTGGTGCAGCCCCTGGTCCATACACGGTAACTATGACTGGTGGATCACAGACTATACCGGCAGTTGGTGGCATAGCTTATTCTTGGCCTAACGTGGGTGACATTTGGAAAGACGCAACCAGTGGTGAGTTGTATCAAATTACAGCTAAAGACGTTACAGCCCTTATCCTTACAATGGTTCCATTGGTTACGGCTGGTTCAGCTGCTCCTAACGGATTGATGTACTACGTTGGTAACTCAGCTCCTGAAAACGGAGGTTCGTATCCTTCTAAGTTTACTTTCGATACAGTAAAGACTTCTTTCTTGCAGACTTTCCGTAACGATACTACTTCTAGTTCAGAGGCGCTTTACAACCAACTTTGGTACTCACAGTTGGAGAACGGAGTTCAGACTCCATACTCTAACTCACGCGACATCATCTACTTGCAGCGTGAACACCAAGTTGCTCTTGTAAATACATTCTTTACTGGTGCTGCTACTACTAACCCGAATATTAGTACTACTTCGTTTCAAACCACTCAAGGTTTGGAGAACGCAATTCGTACTAATCAGTCCGGTAGCAATGGCGGTGGTATAAGCACTGTTATTCCAACAGGTGCAACTCCTGATACGGCTGATTTCTATGCAATGGAAGCTGCTTTGACCTCACAAGATGGCTCTGTAAAGAACTACATGGTTTGGGCTAGTGGTTATATGCAAGCCTTGATGGAACAAAGTCTTTTCCAAAACACAACAACGTCAAGCAACAACCCGTTGAACTACAACATAAGCGTTAACAAGATTCAGATGGAGAAAACCTTCTGGGGTGAGGGCGCTTACGCTGACTTGATGAGCCGTACATTCTCATTCAACAACCTCGTGTTCAACAACAAGAACTTCGGTTTTGTTCGTATGGGTATCTTCGACAACCCAACCATGTTTGGTGTTGGTGCTACTAGTGCTGATAACGCTTGGAAAAACTATGCGTTCTTCATTCCATTGAGTACTAACGGAGGTGTTGATGATGGCATGGGTAACATGGGTAAATATATCCGCGTATGCCACAAGCCAGGTGCATTCATGAACATGTGGCAAACAGGTGGTCGTGCGGCAGCTAACAAGACCGACATCTGGCAGCTTGGTGTTCACATCGTATCTGAAGTAGCTTACAAGTTTGTAAACTCTAACAAGTACGGTCTGTTCACAGCCTAATCTTAGTAAATTCAAAATGGGGAGGGGGAAACTTCTCCCTATTTTTCACAAACAAAAAATAAAACGATATGTTATTTGATCTAAGCAACAACTCTCCTGTAGACATTCCAGAATGGGCAGAGCAGGAATTAAGAAATGAATTTCCGTATTTTTTCAATGAAAAGCGTCCAGTGGTTTTACGCGTGAAAGACGAACATAAATTGAAAACCTATAAGGTTCCAACAAACAATACGGATTCTGATCCAATATTAATGATCAGTACTCCTGGGGCAACATCGATTAAATCAAGGGGTAATTTTTATGACCAGGAAACGGAGTCAGAATATACTTTGATGTACACCACTTCAGCACCAAGCAATATTGGTGGTTCCTTTACTTATCAAAATACAAGGGTTCAAATAGGGGATGGATTTACAATTCAACCACATCAAAAAGACCTTCTTTTCTACGTGCATTACATTTGCCCAATCGTAGATGGAAACAAATCTTTGCAAAAATCTCAGGGTGTAAAATACGAATATGAGAAGAAAGATGTTGAAGCGAAGACTAAAATTGGTGTAGCAAGAGCTGCTCGCAATCTTGAGAACCTCATTTACTTCGATACTGACTATAAGACCATCTTGAAGGCGATTGACGGCTTGGGCATGGCTCCTCTTTACACAGAAGACGAGACTCGCGTAATGCTGCATGATGCAATCAAGAATGGTAGCGATACATTCAAGAAGAATGCTTTTGAAATCCTCAACGCATCAAAGCCGGTTCAACCCCAGTCAGCAGAAGGCGAAAGCATCCATGAGATGGTAAACCGACTTTTGAGTGAGAATTTTATCAAAAATGAAGACGGTTTGTGGTATATTCGCGACCGTAGAGGCGATGGAACAAAGTGGTTGAAATCACCATTTTTTGAGTCAACTCAGACTGGTAGCGAGGCTGCATTTGCGTTGATTGATCACCTCAAGGTAAATAGTGAATTGTTAGATAAATTAAGAAAATTATAAAAAGATGATTAGCACCGTAACCCTTACGTTCGATTTAACGTACAGAAACCCAGCAACAGGGGCGTTAGAACCAAGAGGTATCGTAACAGATTCAACCGATTATGCTGGTTTAGGCATAGACCTTTTGACCACGGAAGCAAAGGGGTTAGGTGTTATTACTTTTAATGGGGATATAATTGTTGATAGAAACACAATTATAAATCCCATTATCGATCTTGAAAACTGGGGTACGCTCAATCCTGGGCAAACCCCAGTTTTTTATTTCCCATTGGAATTGGACTTGAATGACAATGTGGCTAATGGTGTTTACACGTTTGAATATTCATTACGTCTGAATAGCAATATTGCATTTATATCAATCACACTACCAAGCACAGCTCTTACTGACGGAACTCCTTACGTTGACTTCTTTGAAGTTGGTAATGAATTGACAATGGTTCCTAGTGGTGACGTTGTGACTATTGTTTCGGTTGGCCCTGAGGCGGGAGGTGAGTACACGCTTACCTTGTCTGGCCTTCAAAATGACGTCGACGGAGACGCTACGTTTGATTTAACAAATCTTCAGTTTAGCGGAGTATTTACATATTCTGGATGTACACAAACCACAGCAGATGTATCGTTTACATATGACTGTGAAGTAGGAGACAGTGGATCTTGGGCTGTAGCAAACACAACTACACTAGCTTCAAACGAAGTTATTTCGACGCTAAACTGTACCGTAAGTTATCCTTCTTGGACTGCGCTTACGCCTACGTTTAACCCACAGGTTGTACTTACTTCTCTTCCATATCCAAGCGCTCCGAACACTCCGACTCCACTAGCAACCGGAACTTATACGGTTTCTTTGACTCAGCAGATTCTGCAAACTCAAACAGACGGCTTGATTCTTCAGTACTCAACGTCTACTATTCAAGAGTTTGTGGTAAGCTGTTCGGGAAGTCTTTGCGGACTTACTCCGTGTATTGAAAGTCTTCGTGTAGCTCATGCCAATGAGTTGCACCGTAACCGAATTTCAAAGTATCAGGTATTTGTAGATAACGTCCTTCTGTACTATGCAGAAGCACAGAACTACAGAGCTTGTGGTGACACAGCTAACTACAGGGCCACACTTGAACTGATCAAGCAGAACCTTGACTCTTCGGGATGTGAGTGTGCTTGTTGCGATGACAATGTATACTACTTTGTTTCAAATAACTCTGGAGTATCTGTCATTGACAGTTTGGTCCAGTCATTTCAATTTCGGCTCTATGACGGAATTCCTGCTGATACTGAAGATGTTACTCAAGGTGTTCAAATTGGCGCTTTGTGGCAAGATTTCAATACAGGCATCATTTACCGTTGCACGGATAACACTGAAGGGGCAGCTGTTTGGGAAGAGTTTTTTGGTCCTGGTGTTGTTGCTGCTGCTGATGTTACTGCTGTTCCTAGCGCAAACTTTTTGACGGCAAACAATGTTCAAGGACAACTTGATGAGGTAGAGACCCTAGCTGTATTCGATGGTATCAACGGATTGAATAAAGTTGGTAATGACGTTAGACTGGGCGGAGTGCTTGATGCCGCTACAACCATTAATTGTAGCAATGGTGCTTTAACTCTTATTGGCGCCGGTTTGACCTTGAACATAGAAACAATAGACGGCCCCGCATCACGCATGACGGTTGAACAAGCCTCTACAAATACTGTTGCGGGAAATCTTTTGATTGAGACGACTACTACAGGGGGTGCTGGAGCAAACGGTATAGGTGCTGCTATTTGGTTAAGAGCGCAAGATGCGCTTGGAGCTATGGCAACCGCCGGTAAAATCATAAGCACATGGGTTGATGCGGCAATAGGAAATTCAAATGTCCAACTTACTACTAAACTTGGGGGTACTGAGAGTGTGGGTTTAACATTAAATCCAAATAGCTCTCTTACCTTAAACGAATATGGCCAAACGCCATCTGCATTTCCTGGAACAGCGGTGTATAATCTATCTGTTGACTCAAGTGGAAACGTCATAGAAACACCATCTAGCGGGCCACTGGTTTATGTGGCTAGAATTACTCAAACTGGAGTGTCTGCTCCTACAGAAACAGTTATTGCTAATACTACGGGGACTACGTTCTCTTGGTCATACGTTGTACCTGGGATTTACAGAGTTACCGCTGCTTCAGCAGTGTTAACAACAGATAAAACAGCTATTTACGCTACTCCTTCTGGAACCAATCCATTTATAATGTTAGGAGCGGTTTCAAGTACAACTGAATGTGTTGTAACATCATCAAGTGGGTTTGCGGGATATAATGATGCCTTGATTAATGGAGCAATTGTTAAAATTGAAATTTACCCATAATGATCACTAACCTCGGTCAAATATATGACGAGCTTCTCTTCAGAGCCGGAAAGGACCTGAGGGGCGGCTACATCACGCCCGATGATTTCAATCGGGGGATTAAGATTGTTAACCAGCGTTACTTAAACACGCTTGTAGACAACTTTGAAAAGGACCGAGAGATTACAAGTGACCTTCAGACGTTTATTAAAACCCTAGGTTCACCGCAGTATCCAGCATTGTCATTCACCCCGGTATTACAGGGGCGTCCTGAGCGCGGTGGGTACGCAACCATTCCTGCTGACATTTGGTATCAGGCAACTGCAAGTTTCCTTGAGATACTGAATAAGGAGTGTTCGTATGATACAAACTACAGAAGCGTTGAGTTTGTAAGCCAACACGAGTTTGACGCCAAGATGCGTAACTCAATTACAAGCCCGGTTGACAACCCACAGGAGAACGACCCGATCCTGGTAACACGAAACGATCGATATTTTATCTATCCGTATATGCCACGGATAACCTTTACTTACATACGAGAGCCAATTCAACCTGTATTTGACTACGACATTATTAACGGAATTCCCGTATATTTACCACCGGGAGAGGTTCACGTTAACGGTACTGTACAAGCAGCTGGTTCTCCAAGTTTGAGCGTTGAATTTGAGTATCCAGAAAGCTGTGTAGACCACTTGACCGACATGATTAAGACTTATGTTGGAATTGGTAACGAAAACCAGTGGAATATTCAGACTCAAATGCCAAGTAAAGTATGATAACCAAGCGTCAGGCCATAGAATTAATACAGCACAGGTTGACTGGCGGGGACACCCCGGAAGACTTGCGCCGCTTGTACCCACGTTCAATTATCTCACGGGTATTGAACTTGGCCCTTGCCGATACGGTATCACGCAATCCTTACGAGGCAAGCGACATGGCCGTTCCTTACACCTTTACCCCGGCTAATGACGCAAATGGTTACTATATAACCTTAACTCCGCAGCCTATTGCGGGGACAATGGCTATATTTAGCGTAGAGGACCAGTCATCAGGATTCAATGCCTACTCGGTGCAAACCAAGGCGGAATCAAACGCGCTCAATGTGCTGCGTGGAGGAAACAACTCTGCGGCAATCCTTTTTAAGGATAAACTGCGTTTCAATAAAAAGCCAACCGGAGATGTGACAGTGACTATGGTCCCTAACGTATACCAGATGGAGGACGATGATGTTTTGATTATCCCAAGCGACGAAACGGGCAAGGGTGAGATGATGTTGTTCCAAATGTGTATGCAGGTTCTGATGTCACAACAATTCCAGGACGATCTGAATAACGACGGAATTGACATTCAAGCACTTGCGAGAGATACATCAAGATTATACAGTAACGGATGACGATCAAGAACATAAAATATATTGCTACCTCAGCCCTGTATCGACTTGGCAAAAACCCCGTTGGGCGTGAGCTGACGTGGATGACGCAGGTGGCCATCGACTACTTGAGTGAGAAGTCTCCATTGGATGGTAACGTATCTCTCAAGACAATCTATGCTAAGATTGATACTGGCGCACGGGTGTTTACCATGCCTGGGGATTGTATGAGAATTTCTAAGATTGGATTGAAGTCCGGTCGCCGTATTTGGACATTAACCCCAGATACTTCTTTGACATACCCAGAGGAATTCTTCCAGTGCGAAAGCGATAAGAGTGATGATGTTGTTTTGGATGGCTTTTTCCCTACTGGATACTTTGGGTATTTTAACAACTTCCCTAGCTACACCGTTGGTGGGGGACGAAATGAAAACTATTACCGTGTAGATGGTAATAACATTATTTTCAGTCACAACATTCCTGACGGGCAATTGATCATTGAGTACTTCTCAAACGGCGCGGATGTGAATGAGAATACATTGATTGATACAGCTTACTCGGAGCCTTTCCGCTTGTATTTGATGAGTGAATACTGTTTCCATAAAGGGAATGGCGAAGATAGGGCAAAGTATAAGGAGTTGCAGATTCAATACGAAGCTGCACAATGGAGCGCTAACTTGCTTGTCAAGGCTCCACGACTCAGTGAAATGATTGACGCTCTTGCACAGGCATCAGAATTTAATCTTGGATAATGAGTTTCAACGAAATCATAACTTTTGAAGGTGGCCTGAATACGGATGATACACCGCAAAGTATGCCTAAAGGCGATTACCGAGACTTCTCGTATTGCCGACTTGGTTATAACTCCGGTAATGCTTTTGCTGTTGTAACATCAAAGGGTACTGTACACATCATCAATAACGGCATCACTGAAGCCGATAAGGTGTTGGGCGCTACCCAATGGCAAAAAACCAATTCAATTGTATATTTCGTTTACAAGTCTACTTCTATTCATGAGATATGGTCTTACAGTATTGATAATCAGACTCATACACTTGTTGTACAGAATAGCGTACTTAACTTTAGCCGAGACTGGCCTATCTTTCACGCTAATGTAATCGATGATATTTTAAAGTGGACTGATGGCCGTTGGGATGCTCAGATGTATGATGTGGATGGGAATCGTTTATTCAACCCTCCATATCAAATAAATCTTCAGAGGGCCATTGATGGATACTACAATGGAATTGACCTTAGAACCATTGACGCGATCAAGTGGCCAATGGACCCACCAAGGCTTGAGTATATCACTGACGACACAAGGAATGATAACAAGCTGAGAAAAAAACTATTTAGGTTTTCTATCCAGCCCATATACGAGAACAATGAGCCGGGTGTTTGGTCCATGTACACATCATTGGAGTTACCAATTGTATCAGAGCTTGTTACTGGTACAAACTTCATGTTTCTTAATAACGATAACGGTATTAGGATAACTTTCAATGCTGGGCCTAAAATAATAAGAAAGTTCAACCTTGCTGTTCAGCAGTACGACCCTTCTGTTTTAGGTGGAGAACCACCATTTGGCGTGTTCCTTGAGCTTGATAAAAGCATTGATGGTATAGCGGATGGTTTTTTTTATAGTGTAGTTTATTACGGGGATGTGTCAACCAAACCTGTACCGAATATTTTTCAGAACTACGACAGACTTCCGGTGGTAGCAGATTGCCAGGAGTACCTACCCACAAATCAATTGACATATGTTAACTTTAGGGAGGGTTACGATAAGATAGCGATTGATGTTGAGTTGGATTATCGTGTTACTGAAATAGAGAACAATCCATTTGCGGCGGTAAGTTTTGATTTGAATTACCCAGCCATAGCCGGCCCAGCTAGTTTTACTACAGACACAGCCCAGTTTAACGCAAATGTTCTGTTCCCGTTTTCAGTTGGAATGGTTTTCTGGGGACCATCACCCACAAGTGCCGGGTATGGTCAACTGACGTATCAAATTAGCAGCGAGGATATTGCTATTGCTCTAGCGGGAGCCACCATAATGGATCAGAATGTTGCCATTGTGCAGATAATTGGCAATTCATTTATGAATCAATTAGGCTACGCTCCAGGATCAGCAACCCCATTTGGTAATGCGGTTCTATACAGTTTTACTAGCCTTGATAATAATCAAAACGGACCTTTAGACCCCACAATAAGAACCACACGTCAAACTAATCCACGACCATCCTTAAAGGCGGGCGCCACCCATAGGTTCGGTATTGTTTATGGGGACAGGGCATATCGTGACGGAACTGTATTGACAAATGATTCCATGAATCTTTTCGTTCCGTGGTTTGAAGATATAGATAGGAGTCTTTTTAACAACCCTCAGAATCCATTTACGGTATTACCTAGAATAACGATCAACCACCAACCACCTGTATGGGCTACGAAGTATTGGATTGTGGCTCAGCCAGCGACTGAAATTTTAAGTTTTGGCCACTACACGGTAACCAATGCCGTTCCGTATGGTTCGGCAATTACTCTTGATAGCAGCGTAAATAACAGGTACATAATAGAGATTGACAATTACTACCAAAGAAAGAACTTAGGGGTAAATATCGCCCATCAAATACAGAAGGGAGACAGGGTCAGATTTATACGTCAAAGACCAGAGGGTGACCAAGTTAACATGAGTACCTTTGAGTACTTGCCGTATATTGAGCTTGAAGTTTTGGATTTTGATATCAATGGTTCTATTTCAGATGGAGTTCCGAGACAGCGTATTTTTGTGACTCTATTTGATACAGGATCCATTGAAGACGATTTGACTTTGAGTTTAGGAAACCTTTTTGGCCAGCTATTAGAGATTTACACTCCAAGGCCAGTTGTTGACGATAACGGCAGCCTTTTTGTTTCTGTGTTTAAGGATGTTTATGGTCCGATGGATATAATTAATCCACACACCGACGACCGGG